GCATTAAAAACATGAAAAAGCCAAAAATGGGAGAAACATTATTTTTAGTTTATTATCCAACAACGCAGAGTGATACTGAGTATCATGAAGCTGAAGTAATTGAAGTTGGTAGAAAATATTTTATTGTTGAGTTCGGATACAGGACAGCGCAATTTAATATAAGTAATTGGAATGAAAAATCAATATATAACAACAGGGATAGCAGGTATGCTTTGTTTGAATCAAAACAACATTATTTAAAAGAAAATAAAAACCCTAACTATCACATGCAGTGGACTTGGCAATAAAGCCGCCAAGCCCCTGATTTAATCGTTATGCTCAAAGATATAAAAGCGAATTAAAAGCAATTTGAAGGAGGGGAATTTGATAGATTTTAGGAATCCATTCACAGTAGTAATCGATGTTTTTACAGATATGTATCCAGATAAAAACTGTAAAATAGAATTCGTCCAAAAGTTATATGAAAAAGAAAAGGCCTATGGTGGCGCACATTTTCCTGCTGATGGGTCAAAACCAATTGTCAGTATCGATGTAGAAACACCAGTTTTGGGCGCTGTGGAAGTTTTGGCTCATGAATTGTCTCATGTTGCAGTCGGCGAAGGAAAAGGACACGGCAAAGAGTGGGAAAAGGTTTTTGATGATATCTATAATGAATTTAATAAACGTGGAGAAATGCATAACAAGGCGCTTAACATGGAACAGGCATAAAGCCGCCTGTCCAGTTAGCTTGGTCGTTAGAAAGAAGAAAATGGGAATAAAACAAGAAGAATTTGAAGCTTATAATTTCGTAAGTAAAATGGTTCCCCGTGCTGATGGAAAAATTAATAATTACGTTCCTTATTGGTGTGGGTGGGCTTTAAGAGAAGCATTTGAAGCTGGATTTAATTATTGTAAACAAAATATTGAGAAAGGTAATAAATGCATGGTATTCTATATTTATTTTTCATGATCTTTTCTTAGTCACGTGTCGTCGCACTTCTATTAAACCTGCATTTATCCACCGACTCTTTTGTGATTCTTTTTTGCCCGCCAGGGGTATATTCCGCATCAAGATGCCCGTGTTGAATCCATGTCCTCACTGTTCTTTCATCAACATCAAAATACTGTGCTACTTCCGAGACCCTTAATAAAACCTTCTCTGGTAATGGCTCTGTTTCTGTTCGTCTCGCTTTTTTTATATATATTTGCTTAACTTCATCAAGCTTTTTCTCTATAACCTGTCTACTATTTTTGCTCTTTCTCTTATTCATCACGACATCATCTCCTTTATTTCCTCATAAGATTTACCTTCATATACTGATCTCACTGGCTGATTATGTAACATGGCCCGCCCGACACCCATAATTAGGGCCATGGCCCCGTCTATTTTGTTATCTTCACAAGCTTTCGTAGGGTAATAAAACTTTACCGGGCCACCGCTTCTGCTCTCCTTCTTAACTACATTGCTTATCATCCATGCTAAAACAGAATCTCCGTCATGGTGTATTTTTTTATCATAAATAAGACCTTCCAACTGCTTCATAGGTTCACTAATATGCGTAGGGCTTTGATTGATTTCGATACACCTGTCCTCTCCTAACCACTCCATAAGATTATTAACTAAATAAGTCGCCTCATGGGGATCAAATGCAAGTTCAAATATAGGATTAATCTTATTAATTTCTTTTATATCATTTTCGATATACCTGTAGTCAGTCATTGCCCCATGTGTTTTGATAATGCGCCCTTCTTTTACCCATTGTGGGTATTGAGTAATTCTTGATCGTATAATTGTTTCTTCGGGAAGCCAATAATTGCCGAATGCAAACAATTCGCCATCTTCGTAAAACACACGAACTAATGCCGATATATCAATTTTGTTCGCAAGGTCAAACGCCATATAACAAGGTTTCCCTGCAAAGTCTTCAAGGCGTAGGCTCCTATCGGCACAAGCATTCCAAGCGTCGGCGGTAATCCACTTTGTAATTGAATCTGTCCAAATATTGAAATTTAATCTTTTAACAATATTCTCTTGTGCTGGCATGGCTATTGCTTCTTTAACCTGCCGATTATAATAATCCTTATAAGGCTGGCCAAGATATTCAATATTTGGGCTGGCCTTAATGCGTATCTTTTCATCCCGCCAATCGTCACAATCAGGGCACCCGTCTTGAGGTACTGTTTTCCCTTCTAGCTCGCATTTGGGACAAACATCAATGCCTGAAATCAATCCAAACCATTCATCATTTTGTAAAATGCCCTCTAAAATTTTTTCAGTATACTCATGATGCTGATAACAGATAGATTGCCTGTCATGGCCACTATTTGTTATTTCATAAATAAGGGGGTTACGCCTTGTCTTTGTGCCTGCCGACATTTTACGAACGACCAAATCATTGGGGTGTTCATGAACTTCATCAACCATTGCCATGTGAGGCCGCTTACCATCAAGCCCTCTATGCTCTGATGATACCGGGCGGAAAAACCCATTTTTCTCCTCATAGGCTATATTATGTTTATTGATAGTAAGAAATTCTCTCAAGGAAGGCGACTTTTCAGCAAAGGTTACAGCATCACGGAAGAGAATCCCTGCTTGCTCTGAAGTCGTGGCACAGGAATATATTTCACTCCCTGGCTCATCATCGAAACATAGGCCGTAAAGCCCTGTGCCCGCTGCAATTGGAGATTTTCCTCCACCTTTTGCACTCTCACAGTAAACAGTCTTAAACCTTCGATACCCCGTATCCTTATTTTTCCACCCGAATACTGAACCCTGGAGAAACTTTTGCCAAGGGGTTAATAAAAACGGTTTACCGTCAAATTCACCTTCATAAAATAACAAAAATTCCTCAAAAAACATAATGATATGGTTAGCTGCATTCTCATCGAAATATAGGCCCCTTTTATGGCCTTCTTTAAGGTCGTCTAAATGGCGCTGCCCTGCAAGACGTGTCCATTTATTTGCCAGGATAACGCCTTTGGTTATATCGAGTGCATATTGGGTGGTTGGATGGATATTTTTATTTTTAGTTTTGGCCATGCTTTAGCGATCTAAACTTCTCCGTTTTACTTGCTGCATTTGTGGGTTTCTGATTTGCAATAGACAAACTCGCTCTCGATGAAGGGCTCATGGCTAACAATGAGCCATTTTTTCTCATACAGTCTTCTGCCTCTTTCTGTAGCCTGACGTAAGGATTCAATGTAAGGGTGCCTACTTTTAGAACATTCCCCTTTTTATCTTTTTCCCTGCCCTTCCAATAAGCCTCGCCACCCATTTTTTTTATTGTAACTATTGCATTTACCCACCGTGAATATGCTTCACAATAAGCAGCAAGGGTAGACCTATCTAATTCAGTCATTATTCCAACTGAATCAAGTAGTGGTGCCACTCTTTTCCACTCATTACGCGCTTTTGTATCTAAATGAGCAGGGCAAGTCGGTATTTTAGACGGTGGGGTTATCTCATCTCTTGGTGCTCTGTGGCTATGCGCTCGTCCTCCCATAAGGTCAATTACTTTTTGTGGTTTTGGTTTTCGTCCTCTACCCATATTTTCACCTCATTAAACAATAGCACCTAGCAAGCCCTTGTGGTCGATGGGAGGATTTGAACCTTCCTACATAGCCATATTATGCAACAACCATCATTGATACATAGTATCTAGGTCTTTAACACACAATAGAGGGCATTGCTCTAAACCGATTGAGCTACATCAACCGGGGCCTGCTAGATACCTCTTTAATCTTAATCAAACCTTTTTAATATTTTTTCGTATAGCATCATGAAACTCTTCGTTGTGTAGTGCTTCATCAGCTATTGTACGCCCCAAACTATTACCGTCAACGGTTAAATTTATATTTTTAATATCCTTTTTGGTTAAGATGTTGGAAATTTTCACCCCTTCCTCTAGTACAATAACTTTTACTTTATATCCATAAGATAAAAGAGTTTTCTCTAAAGCCTTACGTAGGTTTGTATGTGTCTCAGGATATAAACTTACAGGGTAATGAAATACAATAATGTCACCTTCCGATATCTCAAGTTTTTGAACACTCTTTATTAATTTAATATCATCTTTTTTCTTACTCCAAAACATTTGCTGTTCCTTTCTTTTGCGCCTTTATTAACTCTTCTGCTGAGGGTTCAAGATTAATCTTTCTAATAATTCTCCTCCCACGGAACTCCCGTGATTTTATGTGCCCACCCGACTATTGCCCATCGAAAACGGTCTAAGATATGCTTAAACCCCTTTTTCTTTTTTTCTTCAGGATAACCACCTGGGGGGCAATATGCTTCGTACATGCAATTAGCATATTTATTATCTTGTTCAAAAGCTGTTACCTCAACTTCTGTAGAAATTTCCCTCCTTTTCTTCGCATACGCAATAACATCATCTATCAGCACATACTTGCCAAATGGCCCTAACCGTGTCCCGTTTGTAGATTCAGCACCTTCTTTTAACCTATCAATGACGTAGATCAATTCCTTATCAGTTAATAAGTCATAACAATAAAGAGGGTCTTGTTCGTCAAATTTGCTCTTTTTCATTATTTCCTTTCTTTGTGCCTTTAAATATTTTCCCGTATCAAGGTCTAATGTTGTATTATGATTATATTGTTTCTCCAATCCAATCACCGTTTTCGGTTTGCCTGATTTTATATTCAAGTTGACCAAAACGACCTTTATGAAG